TTAATTTAAATCTACTATAACTTGTCCGCCAGTTAATAGAGAGCTATCAAATTCTAATTGTAATCCAGTAGCTCCCTTAGGTACTTCTACTACATATTCTCCTGTCATTTTTCTACCTGGTCCTACTTCACCATCAAGTTGACCATTTTGATTTTCTGTAAAGGCCTGATTGTAAGCTCTACCATCTTTGTCTACAACTTTAAACATTATTACAGAAGAAATTGATTGAGCTTCTTTTGATATATTTTCTATTGTAATATCCAATTTTAAAAATTCGTTGCCATCTTTAGGCTTTACAAATTCTCCACCATTTTCTTTTTCAACTGAATTTATAGTTATCTTAAAGTCTTTAGTTTGTATAGTATCTCCAACCTTAAAAGTTTCTACTTTACTTTGCTGTTCTTGTTGCTCTTGCTTTTGATCTTCTATCTTTTTAGGAGCATCACTTCCACACCCTATAAATGCACTTGAAATAACAATAGCACTTAATAAAACAACCAATCCTTTTTTCATTATTTTGTCCTCCTACAGATTATAAACTATTCATTAACATTATATAGCATTTTTGTTAATGAATAAAGTTTTTACTCTGTAAATTTAAGAACTATGTAACTAACAAAACAAAAGATAAAAAAATATAATAATAGTTCTGCCAATGTTAATAGGCCATAAAATAATTCCAAATCCATTCCTCCTTTATAAATACTATTATGATACTTTTTTTAACATTTTAAACATATATAACGTAAAAAAGGCTAGGTAGGAATTAACCCCACCTAGCCTTTTTAACTATAATTTTTTAACAAATTCAGCATTAACAAATCCAACTTTTCCATTTTTAGTTGTTATTCTATACCATCCTATAAAATCGGAATCCACCCAATCTATTCTAAAAATATCACCTGAATTTATTTTGTCTACTATTCTAGAATTCAATGATCCTTCTTCTCTTACATTTAAGAATGTACTAACATTATAAGTAGTAGCCATTTGTAGCTTTTCTACATAATCTGCATTTACATATCCAACAACTCCGTTGTACTCAACGTAATACCAACCAAGATAATCTTCATCAACCCATTTTATTTTAAATGTTTCGCCAGCTGGTATTGAGCCAATTATTTTAGAATTAGTAGTTCCTTTAGCTCTTATATTTAATTTAGTGCTTACATTTTTAGTAGTAGCATTATCTAAATTAAAGTTACTTGAATCAATAAAGATTTCTTCTGTAAACTCATTCATATCGCAGCCACCGTTTACACCAGCTACACTTCCATTCTCTGAATATTGGAATCCAACCCATGAACCCCATATATTATTGGCTCCTGGAGTGTTTACCCCATAATGTGCAATCCAAACTGGATAATTACCTAGTCTACTATCTAAGTTGTTATTTGCAAAGCTTGTATATGTATATACAACAACTTCTTTTCCAGTAAGTCTTTTTACTTCTTCTAAGAATTCTATACACATAGAAGTTAAATCTCTTACTCCTACCCCTTCAGTAGTTTCTATATCTAAAGCTAATTTACAATCATAATTAACTGCTCCTATTTCATTTAAATAATCTATAAAGAAATTCGCTTGATCCTTAGCTCCTTTATTAGCTCTAAAAAAATGATAAAATCCTACACTTAATCCTTGCTCTTTCGCTCCTTCATAATTTTGTTTAGCGTATTTATCCTTAAAGTAATTACCTTCTGTAGCTTTAATATAAACTACTTCTACGCCATCATTTTTTACACTCTCAAAATTTATATTTCCTTTCCAGTTTGATACATCAATTCCTTTTAAATTATTATTGTTTCTACTTTGCATTATTAATTCCTTCTTTCTTTAAAATATTTTTATTTATATAAAAAAGAGAACCTAAATTATAGGCTCTCATTTAAGCTTTTTACTGCAGCTAATTTATTTTCTGTTTCTGCATTTAATAATTTTAATTTCTCATTTTCTTCTACTAATTGTGTAGCTTGTTGTTTTAAACTATCTTCATGTAACATTGCTTTTCCCTTGTTATACTCTCCAGCTAGAGCTTGTCTTACTTCTGTTAGTTCCTTTTCAGTTAAATGTGGAAATTTTTCTAAAAGCATTCTATCAAACATAGCTGCTTTAGACTTTGCAAGATTTTCGATATTATCAGTTACTCTATACTTTTCTTCAACCATGTTCCAAATATTTTTACCTACTTCAAAAAGTTCTGCATATTTACTTTCTTTAATTTTTTGATCTGCAACTTTCTTTTTAGTTTTTAAGTATTCAACTGCTTCATTCCCTACTGATTTTATTATTGCTACTAATACTGTAGCTAAAGCAACTCCTACTGCACTTAAAATTGGGTCTAATATCTTTTCCATTTTACATTCCTTCTTTCTTTTTATTTAAATAAATGATTTTGTATTGCATAAAAAAAGAAGCCTACTATAGAGCCTCCAAACATTGTTATAAATATCTTTAATATCATTATTAAAGTATCTATACTTTTTATTAAGTTAGTTATTTGAACTTCTTTTTTAGCATCACTTTGCTCTAACTTATCCAATCTATCAGCATGATTATTTAATCTTTTATCATGTGTTTTTAATTTATCTTCTACTAATTCTTCATGCATATCGCTACCCTTTCTTTTTTATGTAATTTAAAGGAATAAAAAAAGACTATCTCTAGCCTTAATTATTCCCATGTTGTTTTATTTATTAAGCTTGTATTGGTGTAGTTTCTGTTGGTGTAACTACTACTGGATTAGTTTCATGATCTGCTGACAATGAAGTTACTACTGGAACTGGTTTTAACATATTAGATAACTCCATATATTGTTCAGGTGTTATTTCATGTGTCATCATGAAGCAACCTAAAAACTGCTTCATTTCCTCTCTTTCCTTCTCTGTTTTACATCCATTTTCTATTTGTCTTTTACATAATTCATACATCATAATTAATCATCCTTTCATTTATTTTAAATTATTATTTAATTTAATCATAGCAATATTTCCATTAGCTTTTACTATGCTTGGTACTAATAAATTATTAATAACATCCCATATATTATTAACTTCTTTGGCTAAATTTTGTAATGAGCTTCCTATATTGCTTGGTACTTTAAAGTCTAAAGTTCCTGGAAGTGAGTTTAATATATTAAAATAAGTTTTTTCTTGGTAAGTATCTAAATCTATATCTACACAATTTTCTACAATTTCTACAGTTGGTGTAGCGAGTTGATAAACTATTGTAGTTGGATTAGCTTTTAGCCAAGCTCTAAAACCTTCAATGTCTGGTGTAGCTAAAGCACTTTTTTCTATACATATATTTACGCTATTGGCTGCTATATACATATTTCTCTTAGTAATAACTCCGTCAACACTAGGGAAGTTATTACATACTACTAAACTTCTTTTACTTGTTAAGTTTGGTATATCGTCATTAGTAATACAGAAACCAATAAAGTTTTCATCTTTAACAGTTGCCCATTTTATAATGGATGTTTCGTTGCCAGTAAAAGTGTACTGTTTAGTTGGTCTATAAACCTTAACTTTTCCATTGTCCTCATACATAATATCACTTTCACGTAGTGGCTCTTTGATTAAAATATCTTTTTTAAAGGATTGATAAGACTCAAAATTATAATCCTTTGTTCCTTCGGTTAACATAATATTTGTAAACTCTGACCATCCATTTGATGCTGAATAAGAAGTTTTAATATACTTAATCGTTTTCCCGCTTATACTCAATAAATTAACATCAAATTCTAGTACATCGCTTGGTGCATAGTATTGTGTAGTAGTATTGTCAGTATATACTATTTGAAAAAAATGCGAATAATCTTTTGATGTTCTTTTATAGTGATATTTAAATCTATATTGCACATTAGGTTTATATTTAATATTAAAAGCATCTTTGTTGTAATTATGGAAAAGAGCACCATTAATAGAAATTCCATTATTAACTTTTTTTACATTTACATCATTTATTTCTGAATATTCTTTGAACATTATATCAATATTACTTAAATTTTTACCATTACTTAAAATACTAATTTTATACTTATCTTCAACTTTTTCTTCTTCTCCAAAGCTTTTTAAGCCTTCAAAAAAGCTAGGTATTTCTTTATTTGTCCAATCTCCTTCAAGAATCATTATTTTTTTTGATAAAACAAATTTACCTCTTAATCTCTTAGGGGTATTCCCAACATCTTCTTTGCCATGGACATTAAATGCTATCTTTGACTTTTCTAAACTTCCTTTTTCAAAGGTTAATTTTTTTAATATAATACCAGAACCTTTTAAAACATAATCACCTTCTGGCCATGTGTTTCCTCCATTTTTTACATTCCAGTTCATAATTGATATTCCAGTTTTTTCGCCAGTTTTAATAACTTCAGTTGTATTTTCTAAAACATTAAAAATAGCAGTGTAAGTTTTACCAGCTTCACACATATCTAATGTGTCATAAATCATATTCCAATTGTTATAAGGTATCTCAAAATTATCAAAATCCCAAGTAATTGTATCATTATCACTTTTAGCTCCAGTTGCTACATATTCTCTTATCTTTTTATAATTAACTAAATTAACTAAAGTCCTACCACCAATCCTCATCCCTTCAGTTCTACCTTCTAGTGTGTTATTTGCACTTATAGAACTCCCTTCATAACTTAAAGCTTGATTACTTTTAAGTCCATTCTGTAATGCATCTACATCTAGTCTAATTTGAGGAATGTTTTGACTTCCATCTAGTCCAGCTATATATTTTTTAGCTTCTTCTAATGAATTATCTAAATCTGTTTTCTTCGCTTTAGCATCATTATTAGTTGCTATTAATTCATTATTTGCTGTTTTAGCTGATTCAACATTTTTAATTAATTCTGAATTTAAAGGTAGTCCTTTATTTATATTATTTGATAGTTCTTCAGCTTTAGAATTTAATCCAGTTAGTGTTTGTATTTTCTCTGTAGCTTCTATATTTTTAGTATCTAAATCTTTTATAGTTTCTTTAACTTCTTTAGCTAGATCTATGTTAGATTCTAAATTTTTATTTAAAGAAGTAGCAGCAGAAGTATTTTCTAAGAGCTTAGAATTAATATTATTAGCTGCTGTTATATTAGATTCTAAATTATTATTTGCATTAGTAGCACTAGAAGTATTTTCTTTTAACTTTTCACTTAACTTACTAGCTTTGTCTAGTATATTTTCTAAATAAGTAAAGTCTTTACTATCTGCTATTGCTTTAGTAATATCACTAAAAATATTATTTTCTACTGTTAAAGTGAATGTAGCTGTATGTTCTAGAAAATCTCCTTCTCCTAAAATTGCGAGTTGGCAAGAATAAGTACCATTCTTTTTAGTTAATTTATTTGTAATTTTTAATGTTATCTCACCTTCTTTAGCATTAGTTACATTAAGATTTTCTATTATATCTCCTTCTGTACTCCCAACCCTTAAGAAAGCAAGATTCACAGTTTTCCCTGTTAAGTCTATTTTTTCATTGTCATATTGCAAGTAAAGCTTATAGACTTCAGCATTATTATTACCCTGTATGGTTTTTATCGAATCAGTATTGTAATCATCTGCATTTATATAGATTTCTTTCATGTCTTTCTCCTTTCTATGTCAAAATTGGTTCTAATTCTATATTCATTCTAGGTGTATAAACTAATTTTTGTGTTTCTAAATCAACAGAATAGTTATAGCTATTAAAAAATATATCCATATTTCTAGGATAAATAGCTCTTAGACAATAACTTTCTTTATCTTCCCTATCAGATTTAAAATAATTAAAATCTTGTATTCCTCCAGCTATTTCAATTATTTTTCCTGTATTTTTGCTATAGAATACAGTCATGCTTTCTTCATGCCTTTTATCCTCTATAGCCTTTCTTTTCATTTCCTCTTCACTAAACATTTTAATCTCCCTTCTTTAAGCTGTTACATGAAGTGTTGCAACTACTTGTAATCCTTCGGTTTTAAATGTATCGTCATGTCTTATACATCCTCTGCAAGCTACTTGAGCGTAAGTATGTCCATTTGATCTATATACTTTCCCTGTAGAAACAGTTATATTTTCAACGCTGAAATTTTTTCCAGTGTATTTATACCACCCTTTTAAAGATGCTGTAATTTCTATATATTGAGGATCAACATAATCAAATCTAGCTGGTAATTGTACATCTCTATAAATATAATTATTACTTCCATCTGTATTTATAGAAACTGCCTCATTCCAGCTTAATGCTCTATATGGATATTCCATTCCTGGAGCGTACCACATATTACCCTTTTCTCCCATTTGGTTGTAAGCTCCACTCTTAAACTGACATCTTAACTTTTCATAATCTGCTGTAATAGTATTTCCACATATACTATTACCAGGAGAAGTATATCCAGTTGCCATTGTTCCTTTTTCTACTTTTACATTATCAAATGCTCCCCAAGCATATCCATCGCAACGGATTCCAAATCTTATGAATGCCCTACCAGCTCCATGACCAGCTGGTGCGGTCCAAGTAGAAGAAACTCTGTGCCAGTTATACCCAAAGTCTTGGCTTTCCCAAATCCTAGAGTAATTCCCCCAATATTCTACGAAAGAACTTCCAGTTACCTTACCACCAGTGCTTGCATATCTACAATCTACACTTATTGTATAAGTTTGTCCTTCTTCAAACATAAAGCTTAAAGTCGTCATTGCGTATGCATCTCCACCATTTGTATCTATAAAGAAGAAATTTCCTCCATCTTGTGGTATTATTTCATTAACCTTCCCACTAACCATAGCGTTACCACATTGAGCGGATTTACTTTTTACTATATTAGTATCATTACTTTCAAAGCCCCCATTCGTACAAAGATTTTCATTTCCACTTTGCTGTATATCCATTATGAATTTATTTGTACTCTGTTTAAACTCGGTAAATTCTTGCTTAGTTGTTGCATTAGCAACTTGACCATTAAGTGTATTTATTCTGCTTTCTGTAGAGCTTACTCTATTGGTTATGCCATTTAGATTAGCTTCTAAAGAAACAACTTTACTACTAACGTTATTTACTTCTTGCTTACTAGCCTTACCATTAAGGTTACTTTCTAAAGTTTGTGTTTTACTTTCTGTAGCACTTACTCTCTGTGTAATTCCATCTAAACTAGCTTTTATAGTAGTAACCTTATTATTGACATCTGTAACTTCTTGTTTAGATGCTTTCACATTTAGATTGGTTTCTATAGAATGTGTCTTAGAATTAATAGAGTTAATTTCTGTTGTTACGCTATCCCTAAGCTGTGTTACACTAGAAGATACATCAGATATATTGCTGCTTAAAACTTTAATTTTATCATCTACTGTAGTTATAGATTTATCTATATCTGATTGAGATACTTTAGATTTAATTTGCTCTTTTAAAATATCAATTCCACTCTCTAAGTTATGCATTTTAGAATTAACTGCAGTTATCTCTGCATTGGTATAATCTTTAGCAACATCTAAATTAGAGTTTATTTTACTTGTTAATTCATTATTTAAATTGTTTATATTAGCTGTAATAGTCTGAGTTGTACTATTTAAATCTTGCACACTAGCTTTTATACTATTATTTTCTTGTGTAAATTTACTTTCTGCTGTAGTTATTTTATCTGTTGTTACTTTTATTTTATCCTCAATCTCTTTGACTGTTTTATCTATATCAATTTTATTAACTTTTAAATCAACTTTACCTTTTAGTAATTTAAGTTCAGTAGTTGCTTTACTTAAATTACTATTAGTAGTTGATATATTATTGTTAATAGTGTTTATAGAATCCCTATATACTTGTTCATCTACTTTGAACTTTAACGCGTTGTCTAAAGCTGTTAAGGAAGCTTTTTGACTAGATAGTTCTTTACTATGCTCTGTAATAGTATTCTTTTGTGTAGATAGTTCTACATCTAAAGTCCTATCCCCTACCTGTATTCTAGTACCTGCAATAGTTTCAGTACCATTATTATTTACTTCTCTAATAACACTATTTATATCTAGCTTATTACCACTTATATTAGCATTATCAGCTACTTTATTATTATCTATAGCTCCATCCGTAATACCAGAGTTGTGTACTCCATTACCATCTAACATTATAGTTTGGCCATCTTTAGCTCTAACCAATAATCCATACTCTGTAGTACCATCTGCTCTTCTATACTCTCCTAAAATAACTCTATTAACATTATTTCTATTAATAAGAATTTGATTACCTACAATTTCTATAGTTCCATCTGCACTAACAATTTTATGTTTACTGGTAATAAATTCTCCAGCTTCTAATTTATTTACAGATAATGAGCTTATTTGAGCTGAACCAATAGCTCCTTCTGCAATTATTCCACTACCAGCTACTATAGAATTAGCTTTAAAATTATTTGCCGTTAAGTTACCAGCCAAAAGATTATCTATACTTGCTGTTTTAGATTCTAATACATCTATTTTCCCGTTAGCGGCATTTAAATCTGTTACATTAACTTTTATAGCATTAAGCTTACTTATTTCCGCATTTACTGCATTAAGTTGAGTTATATTCGCCTTAGTTGCTTCTAGTGTACCTATCTTGGCAGTAACGGCGTGTAAATCTTGTATATCCGCCTTATTAGCGTGTAGATTATCTATATTAGCATTAATTGCTTTAAGATTTACAACTTCAACTACATTAGCTTTAAAATCCTCTATTTGCTTAGTAGTAATAGAATCTATAGTACTTCCATTTACAGTACCATTATCTGTTGTAATATTATCTACTGTATCTGTAGTTTCTTGATTTTCTTGCTGTATATCTTCGAACTTTAATACTGCATTAGCTAACTCTACAGTATCTCGAGAGTGATCCAAAGGATATTCAACTGTTTTAACAATTCTTTGCTTATCTTTTACCTTATTATTCTTAGATATAAGAGTAATAGTGTCCCCTAGCTTATAGTCTAAAATATTTTTATATTTTGGATTTAATTCAGCTAAATTAAGAATGCTTGCATTATAAGAGACGAAAGGTTTAGATATTTCTTCTAATTTAGCCTTAGCATCTTCTAAAAGACTTTCTTTAATAGTATATCTCTCATCTTTCCAATAAATTGTTTTAACCTTATTACTGTATTGATAGTTTTCTACATAGTTTTTACCATCATTAATATCTGCAAATGTTAACTTATCTTTACCTTCTGCAATTATTCGAGTAGCAAATTTATAAGAATCTGATTGTACTTGTAAAGCTGTAAGATTTAAACTATCTATAAAGTAAGTTCCCTTATCTTCCCCAAGTTTTTCATACACTTCTATTTCTCTCTTAAGAGTATTAAAAACTATATCTACTCTATAAGTCTTTTTAATCTCTTGTACTATTTCTAAAGCATTTTTATTAGTACATCTAACAGTTCTTTTTTTCTTTAATGTATTGTCCTTTACTGTCCAACCAGTTCCTACTATAGCGAGATTAAGAGAATTAGTTATTGTTTGCTCCACACTTTCAAATCTATCAAATATATTAGCTTCTAAAGTTTCTAAATTAAGCACACAATCAAACCTGGTGTAATCTACACCTACATCTTTAGCTTTTATTACATACTCTTGAGTTTTAGTTTCTATATACCCTTCTTCTTCTATAAAATTGTAAAATTTATCTTCTTTAGGCAAAGAAAAAGAGAGCTTCTTATCTCCAGTTGAAAGAGCGCTCTCTATACATAAATCTTTATAATTTATAAGTCCAGCTACAAGCTTTTTATTTTTGTCTTTAAGTTTAAGCATAGTCTAACTCCTTCCTTACTATTTAAGGTCTACAGTTAGACCTCCTTCAGCTAATTTGGTTACGTAAACTTCTGCTCCAGCTACTGCTAACTTTTTAAGTATCTCTCCATTAGAAACTACAGTAATTACATAGTTTCCTTCCTCAAATGTTGGTTTAACATCATCTTTCTCTTTAACTTCTTTATAGTCAGCATCAACTATCTTTTTATTTTTTTGAAATTTTCTATTATTTTTATTTGCCATAATTTAATCCTTCTTTCTTTTAATTTTTATATAAAAAGAGCTTACAAAATATAAGCTCTTATACTAAAATATAAAACAATTTAAGCTTTTCCCTACTTCAGTAGCTTTGGTTCTAAACTTCTGAACTTCAGCTGCAACAAGTTGAGAATTAGCCATAAATAAATCTTTATTAGTAATGTAAGTTTGAAGATTTGCAACACTATTTTCAGTTAAAATGCAGCTCATTGTCATAACTTGTTGTTGCATTCCATTAACCTCTGCATTTATAGTTCCATTTAAAGTTGTATTTTCAACTATTTCACTTGTTATTTTTGTTTCATTTGTATTTTCTAATTCTGCCATTTTATATTCCTTCTTTCTTTTTTTATTTTATAAATATCGTGGTTCATACTTTATAACCACATCACAACTATTTTTACTAAGAGTTATATTATTAACTCCTGGATTAAGAAAAGGGAACTCCCAAAGGTCGGTATCTTTAAACTTATTAATACATTCCTCTGTAACAGTTCCCTCTTTGCCATCTATTATTATTTTTTTGTTTGCATGTAAATTTTTAATTATTATAGGATCATTAGCTAGGCCATTTATAACTAAATCTATTAAATCTATACTTGGAGTAATTTCCACTATTGCATGAGTTTTAAGATTACCTCTAACTTTAATATTCTTAGAATCTTCTTTTTTTATCTTTACTATTATTTCATTAGAAAATTTATATCCTATCCAGTTACAAGTAAACTCCCAATTGTAAGGTGTAATTCTTACAGGCTCTTTCACGCTTTGTATGTAGCACTTATATAGCCTGTTTATATCATCAAATTTTAATACACATTCTATTATCTCTTTATTCAATTCACTAAATTTAAATTCGAATTCATCTTCGGTTAAAGCTTCTATAGTAAATTTAGTTTCTATATCACAAAATTTAGTTTCTGTATCCAAGAGCATTGGAGTTAATGCACCTTTTAACCATTGTAAATTACAATTAGTTTTTGAAGGAGATATTTTTTTCTCATTCAAAACCATATTGTATTTTGCATTTGCACTTGAATTATTTATTAACATTTCTATCTCCTTCCTCTAACTGCTGATGCCATGTAAGGTGACATTGCATTAAATACTTCTCTACCATCTATATTTATTATTATAGGTTGTTGTCCTCCGTAACCTATATCTCTTAGAGTATCTGCAAGTATTCCACCCAATTTTTCGATTGGAAGTACCGCTTCTGGACCTGCTTCTCCACCTATCTGTGCTCTACCATTTCTCATGCCAAACATAGTAGGTTTTGTAAGTATTCCCCCTTCTGCATACCAATCTACACCTAAATGCGGAACTGATGGTGGCATCAGGCTAAACTCTCCACTTAGTTTAAAATGAGGTAATTTTATATGTGGTAATTGTATGTGTAAACCACTAAAGAAGCTTTTTATCCTTTGTACTTGTCTACCTACAAAATTAGCAGCTGCACTAATAGGAGTTTGAATAGCATTCTTAATTCCATTCCATACCGAACTTGTAACAGATCTAATAGAATTCCATGTACTACTTGTTACACTTCTAATACTATTCCAAGCACTTGTAACAGCACTTTTTATAGAACTTGCTATACTTCTAACAGTAGAACTTATAGCATTTAAAACACTTGTTATTACTGCTTTTATAGAGTTCCATACTGCACTTGTAACAGCTCTTATAGCATTCCATACTGTAGTTATAACATTCTTAACAATATTAAATATACTTGTTACAGTACTTACATACCAGTTAAACCATGCTAAGAAGAATGATTTAATAGCACTCCATACTATAGTAGCTACATTACTTATAGCATTCCAAACAGTAGTAGCTACATTCTTAACAATATTAAATATACTTATTGCTGTAGAAACATACCAATTGAACCATGCCAAAAAGAAAGCTTTAATTACATTCCAAACTGTAATAGCAATAGTACTTATAGTATTCCATACTGTAGAACATACGTTTAATATAGAGTTCCATACGCTAGAGAATATATTAAATACAACTGTTAAAACTGTATTAATTATATTGCTTACATAGTTAATACCAGCACTAACAACGCCTTTTATATACTCCCATGCCATAAATACATATTCTTTTATATTTTCCCATACAAACATAAAAGGTGTAGATATCAATATAGCCATAGCTTCTATAATAGATGCAATAGCCATAACTCCAAATGTTACTATGTTCTTTATAAATTCCCATGCTGTAGATGTAGCTTCACATATACTATTCCATATTTCTGTTATTACTTCTTTGCAAGCATTAATAAAATTACTTACTGTTGTTACTATAGATTCCCATACACTAGAAATAGTTTCACACACATTATTCCATGCTGTAGAAGTTGCTTCACATATTCCATTCCAAGATTCTGTTATAGCTTGCCATAGCTCCTGAGCTTTAGCTTTTATTAAATCCCAGTTTCTATAAACTAAATAACCAATCGCAACTACTGCTGCAATAACTAAAGATACAATCCCAAAACTGCTTGTTAAGAACCTTACTGCAATAGCAAATGCTTTAGTTGCAAACTCTGCTGCATACATAGCAGCAATATAAGCTGTTTGTGCAGCACTTACAATTTTAGTCTTTAATGCTGTTATGCCTAAAACATTACTTAATAATTTCAAAGTACCAATAACACCATGAGCTTGTAAATTGTATGCTACCATTCCAGCTCCTAGTATTCCAAGTGCTATACCTAATGTTTTAGTAGCCATTTCGTGCTTTCTAAACCAATCAGTTAATTGCCTAATTGAAACTACTACAGAATTTATCGCTTGTGATGTAATACTAGCAAAACCTGTCATAGCTTCTGCAATATTTAATAACCCACTAACTATCGTTGGCCCAACTACTTGCCATGCAATTCCTAACGCTTCAAACGCTCCACCTACTGTACTTAAAGCAACCATTGCAATATTGCCTATTGCATTGAAAGTTGTTTCAAAATTAGTTTTAATATTTTGAATGATGTTCATTATCTTATCAACTTGTAACATATTTTCAACATCATCTGGGAATATAGAATAAAACATATCTCGTGCTTCTTCTACATTACCTTTTGCTAATGCAATTAATCCTTTTAGCCCAAACTCTATAGCTCCGATAAATTGTGAAACCATTAAAGAGCCATTAGGGAACAAATCCATAAATGCTTCATGAAAAGATTCTGAAATACTTATCCCCTCATTTAAGCTCTGCTTAAATATTTTCATAGGTTCTATAAATGCTTGGATTATTGGATTGTTTTTTATTATGTTAAATAAAGTTTGGAAAGCAAATGAAATACCATCTATTACTGGTGATAATCCTCTTATAGCTAATGCTAATAAGTTAAAAGCTCCAACTAAAAGACCATCTTGTACACTTCCAAGCTTTATTAAAAATCCTTCCCAAGCACTTTTAACACTTGCTATTGCTCCCCCTAAACCGCTGTCCATGGTATTAGCCATTTTCTGTGTCTGACCATCACAATTCTTAATTGCATTAGTCATTTTATTAAACTCTTCATCAGAACTATTAACAACTGCAAGCATACCCGACATAGCTTCTTGTCCAAAGATAGTTGATGCCATTTGTGCTTTTTGTGCATCTGTTAACTTGCTAAACTTACTTCTTAATTCTTGCATAAGAGGTAAGAATGGTTTAACCTTGCCTGTACTATCTGTAATACTAATACCTAGCTTTTTCATAGCCTTTGCACTTTCACCAGTAGGATTAGCTAACCTTACAAAAGCACTTCTAAGGGTTGTACCAGCCTGCGAGCCTTTAACGCCTTTATCGGCCATTAATCCCATAGCAACTGCAACATCTTGTAGCTTATACCCTAACGCACCCGCAGGAGCACCTGCATATTTTAATGTTTCTCCTAAAAGTCCTATATCTGTATTAGCTGCTGCTGCAGTAGCGCTAAGAACATCAGTAAACATTCCTGTATCCTGTGCTTGTAATCCAAACTGACTTAATCCATCTGCTACTATTCCCGCTGCACTTCCAAGATCAATAGCATTTGCGGTCGCGAATGAAAGCACTGGACCTATTCCGGACATTATCTGTCCAGTTTTCCATCCAGCTCTTGCAAGATTCTCCATACCTTGACCTGCTTCTGTTGCCGAGAAACGAGTTTTAGCTCCTAATTCTTCTGCTTTAGCCCTAAGTTCTTGATATGCTTTTCCAGTAGCTCCACTAACCGCTTGTACCTTTCTCATCTGGTCATCATAAGTACTATAAGTGTCAACTATCTTCTTTTCGAAAGCTCCTACTGCTGCTACAGTAAAAGCTGTTGTTACCGCTTTACCAATCTTACCAAAAGTTGCTCCCATTTGCCCTTCTGCTTGTTTAGCTCTGCCAGTAACATTATCTATACTTTTATTAGCATCCTTATCATTTACTGCTATTTTTCCAAAGAGAGTGAATAATTCCATCAATTCACCTCCTTATCCTTTTAAGATTCTCTCTGCTTTTTCAATATTTTCTTTTTCTTGTTTCTTAGACATTCTTTGTTTCTTGTTAGATTCTTCAACTTCTTTTTTGAATTCTATAAAATCTTTATCTATATCTTTATGTACCCATATTTGCCATAGATCCTCTTCTCTCTGTTTATCAATTAAGTACATAAGAAAATCCGTTAGTTCTTCAAAATTCATGGTTGAAAGTAACTCTAACGGATTACTATATCTTTTATAAATTAAATCCTTAAATTCAATTTCCCCTATTTTAGTAAGGAGAATATAAGCTTTAAAAAACCTTTTAATTCATCCTTCTTAAAGAAGTCAAATACTAAAGTGTTATACTCTAAGAAGTGTAATGATTTTATCTCTTCGACTTCAACTCCACATAAGCTTGCTAACAACTTATTTATATCCTCTTTAGCATTATCTAAATTGGCCATTATGGTATCAGCAACATCCAGCATTACCTCTATACCTATTTTCTGATACTCCTCTTCTGTCTTATCTCCTTTTCCAAAGCTTCCTTGCTTACTTAAAAATTCTTTTATTCCTTTTTTAGCTCCAGTTTTAGACATTACTTTTAACATTAGGAATGTATCTTGTCCGCTTAATTCTCTCATTTCTAATTTCTTTTCCATTTAAATTTCCTCCTTAAAATAAAAGAACCCACATAATGTGAGTTCTTAGTTATTAATGATGTTCTTCAACTGTTTTACTTACTTCCTTTATTGGTGGGAAGTAAATTCTAGCTGGTAGTTTTCTATCAGCTACTTGTTCAGCACTTGCATGAGCTTCAAATTTCATTTTTAAAACTGCTTCATCATCATCTTTAGTTTCGGTATCAAGTCCACTGGTACAAAGTGCATTATCTAAAATGATTATAATAGGCTGATCACTTCCACTCATAGTACCAACTAAAGCTATGTTTTCTAAATAATCCTTATTCTCCAGTTTGCCTTTTCCCTCAATAATTGTATAATTTTGAGGTCCTTCTTCCGAATCTGCTTCTAATTTTCTAACAGATCCATTAATAGATAATCTAATATTCTCTGCTGTAATTTCTTTAACATTAATCTCCATAGAAGCCTTAGAACCTTTTAAAACCTTTTGTCCTACCGCATCTACAAAAACTCCATCTACATCTATTTTTCTGTATTCTTGTTCTATAGATACCTTATTACCATCACTTGTTGCTCCTAATAAAGTACCTTGCCATTCCTTAGCTGAATTATTCCATTTTAAGTTTTTATATACTGCTCCTGCATCTACCCAGTAGCTATTAGGAGTATTTTCTGTATAACCTGTTGTTTGTAATTTTTTAACCATTTACTTATATTACCTCCAATCTACTTTGCAATATAATTGTATATTTCTTCTTTTTATCTGTTCATTTAAAGTAGGTATCATCTTTCTACTACCAACCTTAAATTGCAATAGAACCTCATCTGTTAAGATTCTAGCTTTAACAAAATGCTTTCTTATATCTTCTGTTAATTGTTCTAATCTTAAAGTGTCAGCTCCACAATTATCAAATATATCCACATCAATATAAAAACCTTCTCTTGTATTTTCTAATGCTTCACTAGAATAAGAGAAGGTCAGATATGGATATATAACTTTTTCAGAACTATTAACTTCTAAATAGCTCTCTTTACATATTTGTCTAAATTCTTTATTTAATTCAATTAAAAAAGGTATCATAGCATCACCTATTTTTTATATTGTGTTCTATTCCAAGTAACCTTATCACTATTACCTAGTTCAGCTAAATATTTATTTAGCAGTTGTTTAATTTCAGGTTTAACTTTTCGAAAAGCTGGCCTTAAATAAGGTTTTGGTTTCATACCCATAGTAAAATGAGTTTTTCCACTTGGATCAGTATAAACCCAACCACCTTTTCTACCATTGCCATTCTCTGCAAACTCACCAGTACCAAACTCAACATAAATTGCATAATCACAATTAGTACCAATATAAGCTTCTAGGTTAGACACCTGAACCTTATGGTTTATACTTGTTTTTAAATTAGAAGTATTTACTGGAACTAACGCTTTAGCTTGACTTTGAATAGCCAACGCAGCAGCTTTAAGCCATTTTTCACCCGCAAGCTTTATAGCATTTTTACAAGCTTGACTATTATCCTTAAACATTATAATCACCTACAAATTTAAGATATATCTCAAGGTGATTATGCATTGATACTGGATCATCTACAAGAACTATATTGTACCTGTTCCCTTTACTATCTATAATCCAATTCTTATTAGATATATCTTCTCTATAATCAGTAATTAGAATATGTGTACTTTCTTGTAAAAAAGAATTTAAGTTACTATTCTCTCCGTTAGCTCCAAACCCTTGTGCTAAATCTAAAAAGCCTTGTATCTTAAATACTTCATTTTCTTTTTCTACTTTTCCACCTATGCCATTATCTTTTTTTATAAGTTTCATAACAGAAAAACTAGGAGCTTTTGAAGTGTCCATTATGACCACCTCAACTTTTTATACTTATTTAAGAATTTTAATAAAGATGCTGGATAACCTTCTACACTTTCATTACTTCCCATATCAAAATAAGTAGTTGATACTCTAGCTATAGTTTCCTGCTTAATTCCTATCTTATCAGCCATTTTATCATCATACTGTAATAGTTTTATAACTCCTAGCTTTATATCACTTGGATAATTAACCTTAGTTATAAGACAATTACATTCCTCTTCTTGTAACTCTTCCTTAACTTTTATATAAGTTTCAGATACTCCAGTTATAGTATAGACACCATTATTTTGTATGCTATCATCTATATCAATGCTATTACCTACTCTAAAACCTAAATCTTCAAAGTTAGCTCCTGTTATAGTATTACCATCATTAAATATTAGTTTCTTCTTTACTCTAACTCTAGTATCTAAAAACTTATTATTAGTCCTATTTCTTATCATAGTTTCCAAAGCGTTAAGCTTTAATTCTAGTTCAAAGTCTTGGCTAACATCTTTTATTTTTAAAATATTCTTAGCTTCTTCTAAAGATAAAATCAATTTATCACCACCTAAAAAGGACTAAGAAATTAAATTCCTAGTCCTATTCTTCTGCAACTTTTTGCTTAGCAGTTAAACAAGCTAAACAATCTGGTTGAGTTACTTTAGCACCAAAGACATATAGTCCTTTCATAGCATCACTAAAAGATTTTTCAGGTCTATAAGCTTCTACCTTTGTTACTTGTCCTGCAAAGCTTATTGCCATATCAGTTCCTGCCATAATAGAGTAATTACTAGCTGAAAAAGGAACGTTATTAGACATCATTAACTTAAATCCACTAACTGTAGCACCATCTACAACTCCATTTTCTAAGATTTTAAAATCTTTAGTAAAACGAGGGTCTTTAGATAATAAACCTAAATAAAAAGGTGGTAAGATAACAAATCTCCCTACTCTTGGTACATTTTTCTTATCCAATTCAACACCTAAATCAACTAAAGTATCATAAGCATTTGCTACTGTTATTTCAACTGGTTTACCTGTATTCCCTACTTTTATTTTTGCATCTTTAACAAGTGCAGCTATAAATTTATCTATAACATCTTGTACTGCATAAGATGCTCTTCCCATTGCTTTATCTACTAAAGTTACATTAGCTTGCGCCTTGTCTACATCATCAACTTTAAAGTTGAAGTATTTAGCTTGATCTATAGTTAAAATAGTTTGATTTGAGTTTAATTCTTCTGGATCTTCAATAGCTCCACCTTTATAATCTTTAACTGTTACATCTCCCATTTGATTTATCTTAACAGTATCACCAAACTTCTTAATTTCTCCCTCATAATCTCTATTTACTGCATTAGCATAAACTAGATTTTTATCTAAATTAGCAAGTAATCTAGCTGACCAAATCTGTGGTATAAAATTCTTTACTGACATTTACATCTTCCTTTCTTATTCTAATTTTAAATCTTTAATTGTATCCCAGTTTTTATTTATTTCTTCTGGTGTCATGTTTCTTAATTGCTCCATAGTAAAGCTGTTAGGATTATTAACTTCATTAAGCTTGTTTTCTAAAACATTTAAGTTATTCTTAGGTTCATCACCTTTATTCTCTTCTACTGGGAAGAATGTAGCATTATTCTCTTTTAATTCCTTAGCTTTATTTTCCCAATCTTTTTCTAAGTCTAGCTTATCAATATCACCTAGTTTATAAAGCATATAATCTAAGTCAGTACAACCTAAATCTTTTAACTTACTCTTAATAGTAAATTCCTTTTGCTCCTTAGCTCTAGTTGCTTCCAAATCTGACATTTTAGTTTTATAACCCTCAATTTCTTTTTGCAGGTCCTCAACATCTTTGTGATTTTTTCTTAAGTTATCTAAAGTCTTGTTTGCAGTTTTAAGGTCGTTAGAAACCTCATTATACTTTTCTTTTGGTACTGCATTCTTAGGAAACTCCGTGTTTATCAACTTCATTAATCCATTAATATCTAGCTTCCCATCTTCTATTACTGCACCTTCTAATAATTTTCTTAACCATTCCATTTTTATTACCTCCAATAGCATATTTATACTGGTTGCTCCCAGTTAGGAGTACTGTTGTTCTTTATGCTCTGCAACTCTTAAAAAAGAGCAAAATAAAAAGCCTTATTTATAAGACTTATAATTCTATACCTTCTATTTTTGCTCTTTCCTCAAGTGTATTTAAATAGCATTCCATGTAAACTAATTGAGTGTGTAGTAATTCATAACTACAAGTAGGTTCAAATGTTAATGCTCCTTCTTTGTATTTCTTAAGCATATTACTTAATCCATTTATTCTAATTTTTAATTGTAAATACTCTGCTTTAAATCTCTCTTTATAATCTTCGCTAACCATCATTTTAGATGTTTCATTTAACTTCATTTTAAATTACCTCCTAAAATAAATAAGAATACATAAATATTGCAATTAGAGAATCATATATAATATTAAAAAAACTTAAAACTCTTTTGCCTGTTTTGTCTATTAATAAGATACATAATAAGTTTAAAATTACACTTATTATATTAATAATAAAAATTATCCAAGCTATTGTTTGCATAATTACACTCTCCTACATTTCAAGTTGCTCTCCAACAACTCTATTTTGATACCATTCATTATAGTTTTTATAAGGTATAACCCTTCCAGTTTCATTATCTCTTCTAATGCTTGGAGAGATACTTTCAACTACATTTATAGTGTCACACCTGCAATGTATATCCATTGAAGCTACACCGAATAACCTTGGTTCTAAAGCAGTATATCCACTAATCTCAAACTCTTCATCTACATTCTTAACTTGTCCATCTAAAGCTCTATGTAAGCATCTTGTTTTGCTATCTAAAGTAGCTAACCATTTCTTTTTTAAATCTATTCCTAAGTCTGTTGCTTCCTCATAAGAATCTTGTCTTGCTAAACTTCTTAATCTATTACCTTCTGTTATAGCAATTCTTAAACTTTGCTTATAATCTGCATTAGATATTTCACTTAGCTTTTTAGCCATAACCTTATAACCTTTGTCATTAATCATGTGGTCTGTTAGACACGCTTTAACTTTAATCTTTAAGTCATTTAAATGCTTACCATATAGCCTTTCTGATAGATTTAAACCACCTACTGGATATTCTATAGCCTTCTTTACATAATCCTCACTTATCATAGAGAAACTAAGATTTATTTTATACTTACTTTCTAACTCATAGAATAAGCCGAAATAGTTTTCCTCATATGTCTTAAAAGCATGATTACTTATATCTTTACTATTTGTATTGTATAGTTTATCAAGAATACTATTAATCTGCGCTTCTAAAGATTTTAACCTATTACATTGCAACATCTGTGCATAAGTTAAATCATCATATCTACTCATGTAATCTTTTAATTCTTTTTTTATCTCCGTTAGAGCATTAGCATAATTAAGAATAAGTAATCTTTTTACTTCTTTCTCATTATTATTCATCATTCCTAAGAGTTCTTTATAATACTTATTCATTATTTACACCTTTAGGATCATTTAGCATCTGTTCAGACAAAGAATTAAAATCTACATTTTTAATTTCCTGTTGTTCTACTTTTTCTTTTACTTCTTCATAATCAAGTTCAAGAATATCACATAAACATTTAAGAACTGTATCATCATCTAACCTTGATGCAGCAGTAAGAATATTATCTATTAGTTGTCCTTGCTTTTCAGCTTCTAACTTTTCATTTGCTGCTATATCATTTTCATTGACCATAGTTTCTCTTACTATGTTAATATCTATATCCATAAAGTTATAAGCTTTATTAAACCTTTTATTAATATCTTCTACTATAACTTTCAACAACTGCCTTATTAACTTTCTAAGTCTTATCTCTGCCTTATTGCACTTTAAATCTAATAAAGCATACCTAGATTTAATAACAACATTAGTAATATTTCCATCACCTATTTGGCTACTGTCAAATCCCATTCCAAACTTATATATAGATTCTTTGTCTAAGTCTAATTTAACTTTCCTAGCTTCATGAGGAATATCTATTGTTTTTACTTCAAGTCCTCCACCTTCATCTACACCAACTGTCTTTTTAGTCTTAAGATTAGTTGTTAGTTCATCCAAGTTATCTCCTGGATAACCTTTTACTACATATATCGCTTCTTGAAAGTCTTGTAAGTTATTAGATAAACTACACGCCATAAGGTCGTAATCATCTATTAAAGCTTTTATAGGCTCTAAATCTGTTTTCTCATACTTATTATTCTGTAATTTAAAGAATGGTATATAACCAAGTCCCCCACCATCATAAAATGCTTTTTCATCTTCTAATGTTATATGTGGTCTTGGATTAGGTTTCACGCTATCATCTAGCTTAAAGTCTTTGCTATCTCCATCTTTCACATAATAAGTTACATCCTTATCTGTCCATACCTCTGCTTTAGTTATAGTTACTTGCTTATCTTTATCTTGTATCTTAGTATCATAATACCTAACTATACATTTTAATGCATAATTATTAAGTTCATCATATACTGGAATAACATTAAGAGAATCTGCAACTTGAAAGCTAATCTTATTACTAGAATCTACATAAGCATAAACATATTCAAGTCCTTTGTTACTAGCTCCCTCGATAGCATTTTGTAACACCTCTTGAAAATCTTCATTAATATATTCCTTTAAGTAATCTTGTAATGCTTGATCTTCCGTTATGACTTCTATAGGATTAGATAATAAATACTGTACCTTCTGGTCTACAAGCTCTGTATGAAACTGATGAGGTATTTGTATATTACTTCTATACTTATCTTCTTTAAGCATTCCATTACTATCATAATAGAACAGCCTGTAATTTAATATTTCATGTTGTCCTTTGTAATACGCTATACCTTCTTTAGCCTTAGCTTTAATAGATGATACTCTATCTTTACTAATTAAATCACCTAGCTTTTTTAACTCCATTTAATCACCTCCTATACTAGCCATTTCTTATTAGTTATTTCATCTTCCATACCATATCTCACAGCATCTATAGTATGGTTATTTTTATCTGGGTACTCTCCCTTTAGATTTCCATCTTTATCTTTCTCTATTTCATATCCTACAAATTCTCTCTTTGTATTAGGACATCTAATAGGATCTATTATTATCTCTTCTATCTCTTCGCTTAAGAATTTAATTCCATGTTCAACACTATCAGGTCCTTTTTTAGCTCCTTTAATGTTTAATCCTAAGGTCTTAAATTCATTTATCGTTCTAGGCTCTGCACTATCAGCAGTAACTCTTTTGTTTGAAGGATTTAATTTCTTAATTTCTTGTACTGCTTTACTATTACTCAATTGAACTTTATATATTTCTCCAAATATATATAATCTCTTTCTAGTTTTATCATAGTTCATTAAAACGTAAGCTAATGGATCTGCTGCGTAACCAAAGTCTAAACCATTCTTTAATCTATCAAATGCTTTTATTTCATCATCACTTATTGTTCTTACAGTTATATTTCTAAATACTTCTCCACCAGTACCAGTTACAGCTCCTAAGTAATCATGTTCATACTTAGTTGGATTAACCTTCTTCATATGCTCTGCTTCAATTATGAATTGTTCGCCTAGCCACGCTCTCGGTACTGTTCTATAATCACTATGATGTACAAATTTATCTTTTCTTTCTTCTAATACTTCTTGGTTACACCAGTTTCTTTGGCTTTCTGGAGGGTTAAATGAATAAAATACTACAAATTTAGGACCACCTCTCATTAGCGATTGATTTATTGTATCTATTTTAGATCTTCCTTCAAATTCATCTACTTCCTCATACCATATATATTTAATATATCCTTTAGGAACTTTAGTAGACTTTACCTTTTTAGGATTATCAGCTCCTTTAAATCTAATCACCTGTCCAGTAGGCTTATAAGTTATTGTTAGTTTAGCTTCTGGTACATGCCAATCATTTTCTACACCTAATGTATCTATGGCCCATTTAATTTGGTCTCTAACTGATTCTGATAAAGTATCTTTAACTCTTCTAAGTATTAAGGCATTAGATATTATTCCATTTACCGCATCTCTCATCATTCCTAAAACAATTTCTATTGAAATAAAAGAGGATTTAGTGCTTCCTCTTCCACCTTTAAACCAATAGTGAGTATGCAGTTCTCGTTTTATATCTTTATGAGCTTCGTAAAAGCTTTCAGCTATAATACACTTTAACCTTACTTTAATCATCTATATCATCCACTATTTGAACCATATCATTTTTACTTGGTCCATCTTTATTTATTTTTGATTCCAATACCTTAATCTTAGCCCTTTGTTCTTCTGTAGCTATTCCCATGTGATCTGCTAACCATTGAAGGGCCTTCATCTTATCCTGTAGTTTAATCTTAACTCCATCTTTCCCCTCTGATACTTCTTGCAATATGCTAGTATCTAACTCTTTGCTGTTATTAAGTTCAACTACATTATATTCAAAGTAATCTTGTTGCCCTGTATCTGGATTAACAACTGGAATATCTTCTCCCTCTTTATTTTTGGTCCATTTATTCTTACGAACCTTTTTGAATGATAAGTAATCTCCAATATCACTAAAAGCTATATCCATATACTTCTGGAATATATCTTCTTCACTTAGCATTATTCTATTAAGCTTACCCTCTTTTAAACTTTGAACCTCTTCTTGAATCCTAGCATTTCCTAGCAATCTTGGTCCATTAACTAATGCTGTTTCATAACTACATCCATAAGCTTTTTGATAAGCTTTAGTAGCATTAAACCTTTTTATATAATAAATACAAAAAAGCCTTTGCTTATCAGTAAGTTCAGTATTTCCTAATACCTCTTTTACTTCTTCTGCAATAGGCTCTTTTTTTATATTATTATCAGTATTTTTTTGTACTTTTTTATTTGTAGTACTACATTCATTTTTTTGTAGTACTACATTCCATTTATCTCTACACTTCCAATTGCTTATTGTCTTTTCATTTTCATCTAACATATCAGCAATTTCTCTATTAGTGATATTTCCATCATAATCCTTGTATATCTCAAATGCTTTATCTCTGTTTGGACTTCTTGCTCTAGCCACATCACCACCTCACTTTTTATATTTATCTTTTAGTTCTTTAATATCTTAGCCATAGTTGTTGTGCCAATATCTTTTACTTCATCCCAAGTTTTACTCAAAAGATATTTTGATAAATATTTTATTTTTTCTTTACTATCTAACGTCTTTTCTATACCTACTTTATTTTCAATATAATCTATTCCATCTCTTGTAACAACTGCATTTCTAGCTTCAGCATATATAATCGGGGTATTTATACCACCTCTAGTAATAAAAATGCCATCAATTAATCCCTCATTTTGTAGCTTATCTAATGCTTGGAAAAACTCATCTTGTTTTATCCCCAATTTTTCAGAATTAATATTTTCTTGCATATTAGAATCATCCTTTAGATATTCCTTATACATACTTATTAATACTTTTTCTTTATTTCTCATATAAATCACCTCATTATAATAATAAGGCAATTTATGTTAAAAATCAAAATTATGTTAATAATGTAATTATTTTATTACTTTTGTCTTAATGCTCCATTAACTCTTTTATACTTTCTTTGGTTTCTTAAGCATTCCTCTATATCTTGGTAAGGCTTAATAGTAACTTCAATCTCTTCACATTCTTTATAACATTCACACAAAGGATTCCCTTGTAAACAAGCACACTTCATTTCCCAACCATTCCATCTACTTAACATTACTATCCTTCTTTTATTCATCATTACTATCACCTTCTTTCTAAATAAAATAAAAAGAACCTAGCCTAAACTAGATTCTTTAAGACACATCCGTTTTATTATTATAATCCCTGCTATAATAAAACGCCTCCAAAGGAATATTTAATTTTTATTGGTGGGGATAAAAGGATTCGAACCTCCAACCTCCGTCCTACTTACCTATAGCATTTTCGGCCGGTGCTCTCCCTTATTGAGCTATATCTCCATGTGCAGGAACTTAATCCTGCTTAGGGTTTGTATATTAAAAAACTTAAGAGGAACGTGTATTATTTAGGAAGGTAAAGGAGTTGCACCTTTATTAATACTCTTCCTTCCACGTGCAAGGCTTTTACACCTTGCTTTCCGTTAGTTAAGTTTTAATTTACATCCAGGAGGATCATCATGAACGCTTTACCCTATCCACAATTACATAATAACATATAAAAGTGGGTATATGGTGGGTATTAAACGGGCATAAATAGGGGGTATATTTATATAATAAACCTTTCTTGAACTCCTGGATTATAGAAAACAAAATCTGCAATTTGCTTTATAACCTTAGGTCTTAATTCCTTCCTGCAATAATCTTTATTATATTTTAAATGTCTAGCAACTGTTCCCCAACTAACTTTAGGTTGATTTATATATCTTAATCTAATCAAATCCTTCTCTTCTTTTGTTCTAAGAGTTTGTATAGCTAAATCTATTCTTCTCTTTAATCTAACCTTATAATCTAAATCTCTCTTAAGATAGAATAAATCTTTTTCTTTCCTTATTACTTCATCTTCAACCATGCTGCTAAACTTATTTGTTGGCCCACTTTTTTCATTATAACCTATAGCTCCACAACCAGTATAAGATTCTTGAATATCTTTAATTTCTGCTTCTATTAGTTTAATTTCTGTTTCTAATGTATTGTAATTTCTAAGTAAATTTTCTGTCTTTTTGAATAATACCTTGTCCATATTGCTCTTCCCTTTCTAATAACTCTGGATTAATCATTTATATACCAATTCGTCATTATTTCATCCAACGAAAAAATTGGCTCATCCTCTTCATATTCTGTTATAACCCCAGTAGAATCCTGCTCTAAAATAACCCCTTCTCTCATCTTATATTTAAGTTTATTAAGACAACTCTGTATTTCCTTACCTTCTCTCAAAGCTTCAATCGCTTCTTTTATAGCTCTTATTTTCATTACTTTTCACCTCTTAGTAGCTCTGGATTCTCATATATATTTCCTATAACCTCAAATTTAGCCTTAAAAAAACTATTTAAACTCAAGAATGCTTTATCATGTCCCCATATAACTCCAAAGCAACCATTTTTAAATTCAACTACAGTCTTACCTTCTACTATAACTTTATCTCCACTATATATTTTTATAGATAATATATCTCCCTCATATATCTCTTTTCCGTTCTTATCCTTTAGTCCTGTATATTGCATTATTGGCAATTTTACAACTTCATCTTCGTACCCAACACCATTACAAAAACTTCTAATTATCATTGCTTCAAGACAACCTTGTTTGAAATATGATTGAAATGACCATATTCCACGATCAGTACATTCTCCAGTTTCTTCTCCTTCTTGTCCCATAAACCACATCTTATTATTTTCTTTATCCCATGCTCTAAACTTAATCTCTCTACTCATGCTTATTCCTCCTTATAAAAACTTCTTAACATATTCAAAGTTCTTAGTTACTCTGCATTTATCTCTATCTTTCTTATCATAAAAATGTATTCTATATACTTCACCGTATTTAGTAATCTCATATTCAGTAGTCTTTTTAAGAACTTTCTTTTTAAGTATATCGAATACACTTACTTGTCCTTCTATCATTCTAAACACCCTCTATATTTTAAACTGCTATTTTTAACCTACTTGACTTAATATTCTTTATATATTTATCAACAAACTCTTTAACTTCTTTATTTTCTTTATAACTTTCATTTCTTTTGGTTCTGCATTGAATCAGTTTATCTTTTGTTATTTCCAATGTATAGAAAGGTTTATCAATATTCTCCTTCTCCCTAACGAATAATATAGTTGTTTTGTTATTAGCCACACTTTTTATATAACTTCCTACACAATGATTTAATACTTGTCCCTCTTTTATTAAATCTATAGGCTTTTGTGGTTTTATAATTATATATTTTTCTGATTCGTAATTATATTCCTCTCCTAAATTTTTATAATGCTCCATAAATCCAACATAATTTTTATTTTGTTCTAACTTAATAATTAAATCTGCTGCTATGTCATGAGCCTCATCAAAATTTCTAGGGAATATAACCATATCTTTAGTTAAATCATATTTTAATTTAACCGCATTATTTATATAGTCTGCATAATCTCTTAACCTATCATCAAATTCTCCATGTAATTTATCAATGTATTTTATAAGCTTACTTGGAGTTTTATTTATTTCTTTTAATATAAATAAAAGTTGTTGCCAATAAATTCTCTTTTCCATTATCGTTTTAAGTTCTTCATCTGTTAACTTTATTTTTTCTTCATAGAATGCCTTGATTATTTTATAAGTACTAATATTAGCATTTAATTCTTGTAATCTTTTTAAATTAACCTTATCAACGCCTAGTATCTCTTTAATATTATTTCCCTCTGGGTTTATTCCAACATCATAAACTATAGAACTATAATCTGCAGCTAAATTATAAAGTTTTAACTTAACTAAATACTCTAGGAATTTCTCTGTTTTATATTTTGTTAAATATCCAAATACATTAAATACTTTTTCCTTGGCCAACAACTCAATCGCTGAGTATTTATATTCTGTGTCTTTTAGAAAATCTAAATTATTAAAGTATAAACTACTTTCATATATACTAAAACGTCCTATAGAATCGCACCATCTTGTCTTACCAGTTTGCTTAAAATCTGCATATTCATATTTCTTTATATTGTCTTTATTAATAAAAACTCTTAAAAGCTCCCAATATTGAAAAGTCGGATTCTTAAAATGTTCAAAATAACTTTTCTTTGAACGAAAATATCTTATAAGTAACCCATCTTCTGTCTTTTGCATTAATGATAAATATGTTTCATCATGTATATTTTTTGATTTACCTAGAACCTTGTACCTTATTCTGCACTTACAATTAGGGCATATACCTTCTTTATTATGCTTAGGTGATTCAACCTCAACCTCACTCTTACAATGTGTACAATATCCTTTTAGTTTCTTTTTAGGCTTGTATTCATAGTAAATATACTGACTAAACTTAAACGCTTCTTTATCAATCCATTCTTCAAAATCCTCTGGTAATTCTTCTACACATTCCATTTCCTTATCAATTCTATCTGTTATTTTTTTATGCTTCAGACTTAATCTATAAGCCTGGATTTTCATCTGAAGTCTTTCTATATTTATCAATGGATCTTCTTCTGTTGTAATTCCTGAATTTGCAATATAAGAATTAATAATATTTTTATTCTTATCATTTATGAATACATATCTTTTTACATAGCACCTACTATAATATCCATAAAGCTCTAGCATATTATAAAATGCACCTGTTAACCACTTATTTTCTCTTAAATCTTGAGTTATATAATCATCCTTACTTTGAAAAATTCTCTTTGTAGGTATCAATATCCCCTTTTTAACATCCTCATTTTTAAATATATTAAGCACTAATATATCATCATGTACTTGAGGTACTATGTTAAATTCAAATTGGCCAATATCAAACCTTAACTGATTACTATTTTCTCCATAAATATTTTCATCTAAATTAAGTATCTCAATTCTTCTTAAATCCCTCTTGTTCATTTTAAACACCCTCTTATAAGTCAAATATTGATATTTGATTATCTATTATGCTATCTGCTTTATTTTTCTTTATTTTCCCCTTAGATGTATTTTCTTTCTTAGCCTTAAAGTCAATAACGTTACTTTCTTTTTTAACCTCTTCTTTTTTCTCTTTTTTTGAAATACTTACCTTTCCAAAGTAACTTTCTGCTATTTTATAAACTACATCATCATCTATCCAACCATTTTTACCATTAAGCTTTTTCCTAACCTCTTCGTATACATAACCGAATAAATTATCAGTATTTGTTTTATTTACTAAGCTGCAAAAATCATTATTCTCTCTACACTTATTAACCAACCATTTTTTAATAGGATCACTCGGAACTCTTACATCATCCTTAATTGATTTAATTTTATCTATCGCTTCATTCATCTTAAACCCTCCTATTTAATCTCACTTAACTCAAATTCAACCCTCTCGAGTTCTTCCGTATATTCTTTTATAACTCTGAAATCCGCTACGTAAGCATCATCTTTATAAGCAATACCATTTAGACTATCTAATATAATCTTTCCTATATTATCAGCATCTGGTTTCTTTTTAGGCTTTTCTAATCCATCTCTTATAGCTTGTACACGCTTTTTACTATAAGACTTAGGTATTTTGTAGTAAGCAATTATTAAAGCTCTTACAGAACCTTCTAAGTATCTTCCATCTTGCTCCTGGTAACAATCTCTTACTAACTTTTCATATTGAACTGTATCTTTAGGAGTAAAGGCATGACCTCTACACACTCTAGGTCTAGCCTTTCCTCTTATCTTTCCTGTAACTACTATCATTTACTTGTACCACTCTTCCTTAATGTCTACATCAGGATGAATTTTGCAATATCTAAAACTTACAGCTTCTCCTTCTAAAACTCGTGCTACAATAAAAGGATATTTTTCTAGCTCTTCTTTATATCCTACAAAAATATATTCCCTGTTCAACCTTTCTTCAAAATCACTTGCAACGACCTTTGTTCCAAAAGGCACTTTGTTCCAATCTATTTCTTTTTTTCTTTCCCACATAACTTTTAAAAGCTCTTTTTTACCACTTAATATTTCGTTCATAGTAACATGTGCATTTAACACATAAACCTTGATTACATCCAAATCCTTTAAGTGAGTATTCTCAAGATTTTCTGTAAAGTTGTCTAAACAATAATAAGCATCTTTAAAGAGTATCAAATTGTTTATAACAACCCCTAAACCTTCCTCGATATTTCTAAATTCAATTATCATCCCATCTTTTAAATCACTTTTTTTCATCTATATCACTCCTTTTACTCTTTGGTAAAATTACCACCTATATCCTCCAAATCTAACATTCCATTTCTTTCTTCCGCTTATTTCTCTAACTTTTATATAAGCAGCTACTTCTCTATTTCTTTCTATTTTTCTTTTAGCTAAATCTCTGTAGGTCTTTAATGCTAGTTCATGTACTGAATAAACTTCTAGTAAATTAACTTTCACCTAAATCACCTCTATTTTTCTATGAGTTTGAACTTCTAATATTGGAATACGTTTCTCAATAGCATCTTTAGAAAATTCATTCTCTGGTTTAATTCTTATAACTCCGTTTTCTTCTTTAATATCTGCATTATTAAAGAAAGTCTTATAAAAAACATCTGTTAAATGACTAGCTAATAACTCATGGATAGGAGAAGGATAGAAGTAAGGTGATGTTGATGCCTCTTCTTTTCCTTCTTTATCATTCTTTTCATTGTTATCATTCTTTTCATTATTGTTTGTGTATACCTCATGGTTTTTTTGTGGTATACCATATGGTTCTTCTATGGTTTTTTTATGGTATACGCTATGGTTTTTTTGTGGTTTTTTTATGGTTTTTTCACCCTCTGAAAAATCTTGATATTCGTTGTAATTACTTACTTTCAAGGTGGTACCCTTTTTGGATTTTTTTAGTTCAATCATTTGTTCACTTTCAAGTAACTTTAAGAACTTTCTAACAGTTGTTTTTGATACTCCCCATCTTTCAGCTAATTTCAACTCGGAAGTGTGGTGTTCCCCTCTTTCTACTTCCATTAATTCATTCCCTAATAGGAATTTATTTTCCTTATGGTTAGCTAGAAGGATGATATCTAGCCACCATTTTAACTTTTGTGGATCCTGCCATATCCAATGTTCTTGGATATTTCTATAAAGCTTTATCCATCCTTCTGCCATAGTTAACATCCTCCGTTTTACATTTGTCTTAACTCATAAGCTTCATTAAGCTTGTTTCTTAATTCAATAAAAGAAGCTTCATCTAAATTTAACTTTGTATCTTCTTCTATTGTTATAGTTATATTACTTGTATCTTTAACATCTATAGCAAAGTTTTCCTCTTTGCCATACTTTCTTACTTCAAGCTCTAATCCATTTAAAGTCATATTAATTCACCTTCTTTTGACAATCCATGCATAATACTTTTTTATATTTCTTATACGAGAAATTCGCAACATTGTAAGGTACATCTTTACCACAACTAGCACAGTTATAAACTTTATTAGAGTTTTGGTTCTTGCTAGTTCTTCCACTTGTATCTTTACTATCTGGATCATCATTATCTGTTGGAGCTTGTAAACTCTTAAGTATAAAATATCTTTCTGAATAAGTTAGTCCACTTCCATAAGCCTTACTTATATCATCTTGTTGGCCAAATATATCAAAGCTGCACTCTTCTCTTTCTGTTGGTTCATCTGCATTAATCCAAGTATATTTAACCTTACCAGCTACAACAAAATCTGTTTTATCCTCACCTTTTGAATTTTTATAATCAAATGTGGTCCAGGTAATATCATCTGTTTCTATTTTTAATAAAACCCCTAATTCATCCATCTTAGGTCTTATCTTGCTTAGAACTTGGCTACCACTTACATATTGGTAACCAAATCCTTTAGTATCTTTTACAAAGTTATCTATCTCTTTTCTAACTTCTATAAGCTTTTGCCATAAGTTCATAAGTTTCACCTACTTTATTTGTAATGTTTTATTTTCAACTAACTCTGCACCTTCAATTATTTCTCCATTCTTAAGTGCCTTACCTAAATCAGTCTTAGATATACTTTCGGTTGTTTTAACCTTTATAAACTCTTTAGGTATCTTAGTTTCATCTAGTACCTTAACTACCTTAGATTTTCTAAATGAAATTTTGAATAGCTTTCCTTCAACCTTATTTAACCCTATTCCATTCATTTCAAACTCAACATACTCTTTTAGTTTTTTTACTGCATTTTCTTTTTGCTTCTTTAAAGCTGATAATCTTTTTATCTCTTCATCTATTCCTATAGAATCAGCTTCTATTTCTTTTATAACCTTGCAAGTATTCTCTATCTTAGTGTTTATATCATCCTCAACTTGTCCTAATGCTCCATGGATCATTTCAACTGTTAATCCTTCTTGCTCTCCTAAGTTGTCTAATAAACTTTCTAAGTTTCTATAATTCTGTGTTAATTCATATAGTTTCAAATCTAACTCCTCCTTAAAATGGCATATCTAAATCTAGTTCTAGTTCTACTAAATTGTTATTCCAATACTCTTCTGTTATGTCTTTAAATTCTTTCTCTAAAATAAGAGAGCCTAACACTACTGGTTCTTTATCCCATAAAGAATTTAAAGTTATTTCTATAAAGTTATCAGTTACTACGTATACAAATCCATCATTAGATTGAACTATCTTGCCAATGTGTTCAGGTTTTAATAATTCAACTGCTTTATATTGCATTGTCATAGCTCCTTTACTGTTTCTCCAGTTTCGATATCATAAATTTCACCATTGTCTAAATCGTATTTTGGTGATATTATGTCCTTGTAAATTGTTTCTTGAGTACATTGGTTACTTTGGTTGGTGCCAATGTACTCTCTTTTTATCTCTTCCTCTATTAAAACGTTTAGAGGTTTGTCTACTGTTAAGTTACTAAGTCTTTCTTGTACATTGTCAGTTACCTTTTGTAATACTTCCATTAAGTCCATAACCAACACCAAACCTTATAGGATGCATAAAAGAAAGTGATCCAAATAACCACACTTCCAATTAGTGCTACTAGACATCCTCTATTTACTTTCTTCATCTATATCACTCCTTAAGCTATAAGACTTTCTCTTAAAGAACTTATTGCTCTTTGCTTAATCCTAGAAACTTGAACTTGAGTAGTTCCTAGTAATTTAGCTGCTTCATTTTGTGTTTTACATTCAAAATAAAGCAATTTTATTATTTGTTTCTCTTTATCTTTAAGCCTGTCTATAGCAATCTTTAAATCTAGCTTTTCTATCTCTCTGTCCATATCGAATTTACCGCCACAACACTCCATTAATTCGATTCCCTTTTCTTCATCAAACACTTTATTTAAAGAAAAGGTTGTTTTTAGTTTTTCATAAACTTCTTTATTCCCAATCCTTTTTCTTATATAAGTGTTTTTATCTCTATAAATATCATTTCTTATGCTCCACTTAATTGTAGATATAGCAAATGTATTAAATTTAAAACCTTTGCTCTCGTCAAAATTTTTAGCTGCTATAACCAAGCCTAGCATTGCAGCTGAATTAATTTCATCTACTGTTTTATTGCTTAATTTATAAAACCTTTTAGCGGTACTATAAACCAATCCAAAGTGTTCTTCTATTTTTATCATGTCAAACTCTCCTAAATTACATTTGTCGCAAAAATTAGAATTAACATATTTGCAACACTTAATAATATATTCTTAAAGCTTTCTTTAGCTTTCTTCTCATCTAAGCTCTTAAGCATAAAGTCTATGCTTAGATATAAGCTCACTACTATAGTTATTATCCCTAAGATTAACTTTCCTCTTGGAGTTAACATATCTTTTTCTCCTTTATGCATTTATGAGCATTTTCTGCAAAAACTTCATTTACATACTCTATACTTCTTATTGATGGTTGTTGCTTAATTTCAAAGTAAGAACCATCAATCCACCCATTAGTTATAAATGGTTTTCCATCTACCCAAGTTACTTTAGGTTTATTTTGTTCATGCTTCTTTCCCATTCTTCTTACTCCTCTAATTATTTACCTTTAGCTCTAAAAGGATTTTAATAGAGCTTGTCTTATTCATTCCCTTAGTATCAGAGGGATATGGTATTTACTGATACTTGACCAATAAATCCATAGCCTTAGGCAAATGCTAATTGACTATTAGCAAGTTCTATCTCTTCTTTTAATGCCCTTGGTAGTGTATAGTTATCAATTATTTCTTTAGCTAAATCTAAATCCTTTCTTTTGATAGCTGCACAAGTATTAACTCCAAACTCTCTATGGATTTGTCCATATAAATCTGAAAATACCTTCTTACTTAATGGTTTATATGCATTAGATTTTTTTCCACCTAGTAATGCAACTACTACTCTATTAGCCTTTTTCTTTAGATCCTTGCTATCAACTTCAAATAGTGGTAAATCATCAAACTTCTTATCCACTTCATTAACTTTTTCTTCGACTTCTCTTAAAGCTTTAACTTGAGCTTCAAATAAATCTATACTGGATAAATTCTTTTTTACTGGCAACTGGTATTGTCCACTTTTTCTTATTACAGGAATAACTTCAACGGCTAACCAAGTTTGAAACTTTCTAGCTACATCATTATTAGCTTTCATTGCTAGCAGATAAAACAAACTTTCAGGAATGTAATCATCTTTCTCCACTTGTGGGGAATTTTCAAATTCACTTATAAAACTATTTACTCTTTCCCACTTAACATATCTCTTGTTATTTTTTATTTGATACCATCCAAAACCTAGTGCTGCATCTTCTGCGTTGATAGAAATACTTCCATCCTCATTGGTTATTGTTCTTACATCAATTCCTAAATCTTCATTTTTGAAGACCATTAAATTATTCATTGTTTATCCTCCTTCTCTTTCATATAAATTTTAGCTAAATCAATATCAAGCTTTTCTGAATATAACTTGATATATTTAGGGCTCATAGCTCTACCAGTAAGATGATGAGATAATGTCCCTCTAGCTACCCCAAGGAAGTCCGCAAATTGTTGCTGCGTAAATCCTCTTTTTAATCTTTCGTAGTCCAAAATCTTACTTATGCTCATTGCTCATCTCTTCCTTTATTGTTTTTTGCTTGTCCAAAAGTATTTTTATCAACTCATTCATTTTCTCGTTCATTCGTTGCACCTCCTTTGCACACATTCATCATACAACCGAGCGCATTTGAGCGCAAATCACAAAAAGTTAATTTTATTAACAAAATAGTGCTTTTTCTTCAACTTTCTCAAAAATTCGCCATTTTATTTATAAGTTTACTGTTTCATTTTGTGCGCTTTTGTGCTACAATATAAACATAAAGAAGCTCAAAGGAGGTGTTACTTTGGATTTAGCAACATTATTAAAAGAAACTAGAAAAGCAAAGCATCTTACTCAAGATGAGTTTTCTAAAAAATTAAATATTACAAGAGGCACTCTATCTCATTTGGAGAGAGGCCGTGCTCCAAGTATTGAAACTTCTAAAAAATTAGAGGAATACTTTAAAAAGCCAATCTCTGAATTAATAGGCGAAAAGAAAATTGATAAGTTATTAAACTTAGAAACTACTAATATGCTTATTGATTTGCTTATAAAGGATGGGGAAATAAAAGAAGATGGAAGCATGAGTGAATATGCTAAAAAAAGTATTTGGAACAATATCAAAATTGAAATTGCTCTAAAACTAGAACAAAAAAAGAGATAAGGTTAAACCTTATCTCCTTTTTTAGAAATTTTATTTTGATTATCCAATAGCTTTTTTATTAACTCTTCCACCAAACTCCACTCCCAATTGTTCTTATTTATACGAACATACGTTCTATTTTATAGTTTTATTTTACTAGCTTTTAATATTTTTTGCAAATATATTAAGTTATTAACATAATGTACATTTGTTACAAGTAAAATTGTAGCATATTTCCTTTGTCGAAAGTATTTCTCACAGAAATATTTTCTACCATTTTTCTACAGTATTTGGCATTAATTATGCGTTGTTTTTCATTAGATTTTTTAATACTATTAAAATGGTGATTAAATATGTACTTAAATATTAAAGACTTAAGATTAGCAAAACATTTTACCCAAGAAAGGTTAGCTGAAAGATTAAATATTAGTCAAGGATATTTGTCTAGGCTAGAACGTAATGAAAAGGTAGCTGTCTTAGGGGTTAGACTTAAAACTATAAGAGATTTAGCGAGGGAGCTTGGAGTTAAGGAAAAGGATATTTTAAAATTCAAATAAACTAAACTCTAGGAGGAACTTTGTATGAAAAGAATTGCTATTTATTCAAGAAAATCTGTTTTTATTGAAGGTTCTATATCAATAGAAACACAAATTAATATGTGTAAGGAATATATGATAAATAAATTTCCTGATGCTACTTTTGAAATTTTTGAAGATGAAGGATTTAGTGGAGGAAATACTAATAGACCTGCATTTCAAAAGATGCTTAAATTAGCTGAATTGAAAGAAATAGATATAGTTGTTTGTTATAAAATAGATAGAATAGCAAGAAATACTTTAGACTTTTTAAACATATTAGAAATATTCAAAAAAAATAATGTTGAACTTGTATCAATAACAGAAGGTTTTGATCCCAATACTCAAATGGGAAAAGTAATGCTTACACTACTAGCAAGTTTTGCGGAAATGGAAAGAACTAATATACAACAAAGAGTTAAAGATAGTATGTTTTCATTAGCTCAAAAAGGTAATTGGACTGGTGGTGCTCCTCCATTAGGATTTAAAGTTAAAGAAAGTGGTGGCATTGAGATAGACAATAAAAGCTTAATATTAGATGCATTCAACATGAAATTTAAAAAATATAAAAATACCGAAATAATAGAATATATAGAATCTAAATACAATCATAAATTTGTAAACACTACTTTGGCTAGTATGCTTAGAAAACCTATTTATACTAAAAGCTCTAAAGAGGTTTCTACTTACTTAAAAACGAAAGGATATAAAATATTAAGAGAAGAGAACAACTCAAATTCATATTATACTTACAAAAATAATAATCAAGATTACGCTATAGTAAATAATGATATAGAGGGTTTAATAGATCCATACGTTTGGATTTCAATAAACAAAGCTATGGATGATAATTCTAATGGTGAAACTAATAGATTTAGCGAGAAATTTTGGCTTACAAAAACTCTTAGATGCAAATATTGTGGAAAAACTTATTGTGGACAAACAAAAATTGTTAAGAGCAAATATACAAATAAAGATGGGGATAGTAAAGAATATATAGGAACTTACGAATATTATATGTGTAGAGATATGTTTAGAGGTAGGTTAAAAACATGTGAAAATACTAAAAGATTAAAGAAAAAGGATTTAGAAAAGAAAATTGAAGAGTTAATTTATATACTTAAAGATAGAAATATTTTTGAAAAAAAATATTACAAAAGTGAAGTTAATAATCCTGCTAAAGAATTAAAAGAACTTGAATTAAATATGAAAAAACTAGATAAAACTATAAATAACTTAACAGATAAAATTGCTTTACTTAGTAATGATGCAGCTATGATTTTAATTGATAAAATCGAAACTTTAGTTAAAGAAAAAAAAGCTTTAAAAGATAAGATGATAAAAATAGAACTTAAATCTTTAGATAATCTTGAAGGAAAAGAAGAATTCATTTATGAAAACATTCTTAAATTTAACACTAACTTATCTGTAGATCAGAAAAGAAACATAGCTATCAATATATTCAAAGAAATAGTATATGATTATAAAACAGATAAATTCGAAGTATTTTTCAATTGATTTTTTGTTTAA